GTGTCTTGTCCGTTTCAAAAAAACGACCACCTTTGACCAAATTGCACTTTTGACACAATTGCCTCAAATTCCATAATTCATCGCTCCCGTTAAGCCTCTTAGGTATTACATGATCAATGTGCATCTGGCCTTCGGTTTGGCCACACATCTGGCAACATCCATCACGCTTGAGCACAGCTTCTCTCAGCTTACGCCAACGGCTTGTGCTGCCGCCTTTCCAGTTGCGTGACATCAATGCCACCCATGCTTTCGCCAATGTGCCAATGCACCATTGCAAATCTTGCCTTGATATCTGTGATCGATGTATCGCAATGTCCAATCAATCATACGAAAGCCATCGAGGTTTCGATATTTGGTGTTGCGCATCTGGCCTAAGCCAAAGTGATTCCCGTTTGGATTGATAGCCTCAACTCGCCAATTGCTTTCTTTTGTGATCAATGTGTTAAAGCATTGGAATTCTTTGTAGTTCACAATCCTTGAGTGTGCATACAGTTTCAATGAATCAATTGATGGTTTCTTTGTTGCATCTTGTGTGGCCTGTGCCGGTGTTGCTATTGCAAGACATAGCCCGGCCAATAGCACCAAGCATCGCTTGCGAGCTATCCGCCTCAGCGGCTCGCCCACGAGCATGGAGCGTACCAAGGCACGCAAATACATCGCAACATTGAGCGTGCTGTTGGGCGTTGCGCACAGCCTGTGGATAAAGCCTGTGGATAACTTAATCATGACTTACCCCATCCAGTACCTTTAAACACAGCTGCAACATCGCTCCAGATGCGTGTCATTGGAATTGCACAAGCCATGCAATTGCCAGCATCAACATCGCCATCGCTATCGATTGCACGATTGATGATTGCCATGGTGCCGCATTGATCGCATTTGAATTCATAGGTTGCCATCTGACAATTCTCCAATCCTGTCATCATCGACCAGTTTGATGCCAAATGTGCCACATCCCATGCATTGAGCAAACCACTCATGTGCTGTTAGTTCAGCACCTTTTTTAAGGCCATGGCGTTGCTTTGGCTTGCCGTAAAGCTTCTTGCAGATTGAACAATCAAATTGCAGGATGTGCATAGTTACTCCTTTGCAATGTCTCAATTGGTTGCAGGTTGATTTGTGGCACGCTCCAATTGTTTTGTGATGCGTTTCGGTAGCGTGGTTTCTTTGCAATCGCTACTGGGATCCAGCCAACGATGTGCATTTTTGGTGAGTTACCCGTAACCAGTACGGCAATGTCACGATCATGGCGATCGGATTCCTGAATCCACAAATTCGAATGTGGATTTGGAGACCATTTGACTTCAATGTGATCGCCCACATCAGCCTTTGATTTATCCCATGTAATGCCGGGCGTGTAGTCATAACCCAATCTTTTTGCTACTACCCACTCAGATACCATGGATTCAGCGTTTTGTGCAACATACTCAAACCATGAAAGATTGCGCACAATGCGTGAACTGTGATCAGCACTTCGATCATGACAATGTGAAATCGCTGCAATCATGCATTGCACTTCCTCGATGCGGTCGATCATCGGCAATCACCACAAAACCAAATGACCTTTTCGTGATTGTCATAGCCTTTTTGGTAGCCAAATGAATCAAGCTTGACAAGCTTTGAGCACTTATCGCATTGCTCAATTTTGTATTCCTCGAGCACCTCGCCTTGAAAATACATTTTGCCGGTCATGGTTTGTGGATTGAGGATTTCCATAAAGTCGCTCATACCTGTGGCTCCCATTTTCCCGTTGATCGCAATACATACCAAAGCGGCTGGCATTGGGTTGCCTTTGTGCGCTCTGTGCAGAAATAGCCGCCCCATGATTTTGGTGCGCCATCATGTGATTGCTTCCAAATGCGATGGCCATGCGAGCATTGCGGTGCCTCTTGCACAAGTTCTCCACCAAGCTGCTTGGCAATCTCATCCATGGATGATCCAAATGATGGGATGCCGGCTTGCTCGGCCTCGGCAGCTGTTTTGTAGCTTGGTACATCACCAAATTTGGTCGCCCATGGATCATATGCATCAGCTGCATTGACCTTTTCCATGGTCTCTTTTGTTGCCTTTTCTGCGCCTCCCATAACCAAGGCCATCACTCGCATCAAAGCTGAGGTGGTCGTATCTTCGCAAAACCATCGTTTCATGTTCGAATTAAAAGCCTCGCGATAGCCAAAAGCATAATCAATGCCGGCTGGCTCTGTTTCCTCTTGATTGCGCCATGCCTTAGCTTGTACGAGCACATAGCCTTTTTCAGCATTAAATTCGATGATGTGAGCTTCAAGCCTCCCATTTGGAAATGTGCGCAGCCAACGATCTGTGCGCTCTTTGTTGCCTTCGTAGTTTTCTAAGAATCCGGCCATTAGTTGTTCACCTTGCGATCAGCTGAAACAGCGTGTCGTGCTACGGCCCGGCCTCTTGTATAGCCTTGTCGCTGGCCTTCCTTAAATCCGACCGCGTAGCTCATGACAGCCCAAAAGGCTCCAGCAATGATCATAAAGATCACAATTGATAATTCGTTCATTGTATTGCTCCCGATTCGGGAACTACTGTGCTTCGCTCCCAAAGAGAGAGTGACAGTAAAGCCTGACATTTTCAACAATCACGCTCAAATCATGGCGTGTCGTTACCACCAAAACGCTTTTCGATAGTTTTTTCGTATTCTGATTTGTGCTTGTCTTTGAGGCCGTTTGATGCTAAAACCCCACCCAATGACCCGGTGAGAAAAATCGCCAAAGTTTTGAGCAAATCAATAAAAGCCGCATCATTAGGAGCTTGTGCCCCAATCGGCTGTGTCACAAAGATCAATGCGTATGTGATGCCCAATGTGACAATCAAAAACACAAATGACAAAACCGCGCCAATGAGAAACATCAGCCGCGCTTTGATTTCCTCTTGACTTAAACGCTCTTTATTTTTTGAGGCCATCACCAATCACATCCTCTGTGCAAGTTCCCGTGACTTTGCATTGTGGTTTTTGGCATTCTGGGTTTTCCCAATTTTCGTGCTCTTGGCATGGGTATCGCACCCATCCTTGATAACCACACCCGGCAAGGCTTAGCAAAAGAATCAAAGCTAAACCTGCCGAGAGTAGTTTCGGGATCATTTCCCCGTTGATCCGAAAGCTTTGTCAGCTGGATTTAGCCAGCGCAAAATGACCGGTACAACAGCTGCTACGCCACCCATTGCCATTGCCTTAAGATCGCCACCAGCCATATATACGGCCAATGCAGCTGCGATGTACGAGCGGCCCCATGAGGCTGCAATTGCTTTTGCTTGATCCATCATTTCTCTCCTTTTGGTCGATCCGGTAAATCACCGGAAAATGACTCATAAGTAGGTCGGCCGTAGCCCACCACAAATGAGCGTGCTCCCAAAGCTCTTGATTTGACCATAACTTCTCCACCATTGCGCTGACTTGCACCAGCTGATGTGTTGCCTTCAATAGTCACAATTTGTTTGTCCGAAACCCGAATAACCAAGCCAATGTGATTGATTGTGGTTTTGTCATCGATGATGAAATCAAAGAAAACAAAATCACCAATCTTTGGCTCGGTATGCCATTTTCTCATTTTCTTAAAAGCATCAGCTCCAGCCCGGGTGCTCACCACATTTGGCACATCCACACCAGCTTGATCTGCACACCAATTCAGAAACGACCCACACCATGGCAACTTATCGGCTTTCATGTGCTTGCCGTACTTTGTCTCATTGTTGCCTGTTTCAGCTGTACCCACCTCAGCAAGCGCAACCTGAATTAAACGCGGCAATGTACCTTGTGGAAAAGTAGTCATCCGAGCAAAGCTTTGACTTCTTCGGCTGTTAATCCCAGTTTGTCTAAAACCGCAGCCTTAGCCTGTGCCTTGGATGCTTCTAGTGCTGATGCATCATTATTGATTTTTTGCATTGTAATCAATTCGTCAGATGTCATTTCGCGCACGATTACTTCGTTATTTTCTATATTGTGGATGATAATTTCGCTCATTATTTTACGCCCCAAAGTTCATAAGTTCCGCCAGCCCAAGTGCCGGCTGATGTTGTATAAGTTAAACGAGAAATCGCAGCCGTACTCTTGTAAATAGTCGTGTAATAAGTACCGACATACCGATTCGTAAGGTTTTGATCACTACTATTAAAAAATCCTTGCATTAATTTGTGTGAATCGCCAGCGTAATCGTAATAACGCCACAGAACAAAATTGTTAGTATTTGTTGAATCATAAGTAAAACATGGCTGATAATTAGCTGCGTTATAAGTTATGTTTCCGATTGATGAACCAGCTGAACCATACTGATTTGCGCCAGAATCGTTGTTGATTGTTCCATTAATAGCTTGATCAACGCTTCCAAAATAGTTTTTAAAAACAACTTCAAGATGTTCATAGTTACCAGTAATGCTTGTTAGATCTAATGTGCTACCGCTTAGAGATCCGCTGGCCAATAAGTATCGCCCAGCCTGTGTCCATTTGATTCCCGTGCCTTGAGTAGAGTCTGCTTGTAAAACAGTACCATTTGCTCCAACACCTAGACGAGCATCGGCTGTTGAATAAGTGTAAAGATCGCCTTTAGTTGTCAGCGGTGAAGTCGATCCTGCGCCCCACACAAAGTCCATGTCTGCGTTGGTGTTTTTCTTTAAAAACTGGCCAGTAGTGCCGCCTTTGAGATCGGCCAACGATGTATCAACCGCCTGACCAAATACCTCAAAATCAGCTGGCAAATCCGTGACCAAATCTGTGGCCGTTGGCATTTGCCAATTGAAATTACTCGTTGGATTACTCATTTTTGCTCCTTACGCCACAATCGTGGCATTAATCCAATCCAAAGTTGGATTGATTGTGTTCCATTTTTCAACCACCGGCACATCGTTCCATCGCATGGCTTGCAATGAAAACGAGATTGGCGAAACAATCATTGAAATGCTCACCTGATTGTATCTGGCATTAAATGTCCAGCCTTCAACAAAACCCAGATAATCGCCTGAATTCATGTTCAATGGCAGATTGGCAATATTGACCGGCATGCCCATGAAAACGCTAATTAAAGAATCACGATCTGCATCATCAAGCTCTGGATTGGTCAATTCAAATGTGATGTTGTTGAAATTAAACCGCGGAAAAGCTCTCAAGGATAGGTAGAAATCGGCTTGATCTTCGGCATCGCTGGCGTTGTGCAATGTCGTGGTGATAATTTGAGCCAATTCCCCATACAGGCCAATTGATGTCGCATCGCTGGCAGATTTTTCCGATGATGATGTTGCCCCGTATTTCAAAGTAATTGAATTTCGCACATCACCGGCTCTTTTTTGGATGCTCAAGCCGGGTGCCACGGCATGATTGGCCGTCAAATCGACATACCCATTGGCCGCCAAATAATTTGTTCGATGAGTACTGTCCGCATACCCGATTTGTCCGGTGCCAGATTCGAAAATGTAACCCAATCCCGATGTTGCTAAAGCTGCGACCAATGAATAGACATCCGTCCGCGAGCTTGATCGGGCTGCCAATTCATAATTGCCCGGCCGGTCGATGTCTCCAAGTCCGCTATTTTCAGCATCTTGCCATTGAGTTGTTGGATCGTAAGTGGCCCATGTCAATGCACCTGGTACCTCTTGCCATGTGTTAAACAAAACGCCACTCAAAACATCATAAATCTGATCACCATCAAATTCTTTTGACAGCACACCATTTGTCAATGCTTTTGGCAAACGCGACAATGCGCCCAATCCAATGATGCTAATGCGCTGCGCATAATCTACTGATCCCACTTCGGCAACAGAAATGCCAACCTCAACAACCGAGCCGCCAAAGATTGGCACAAATGTAGCTGTGGAATTTTGCAATTCAATCGTGATCGAATCGTTAATTTCAATGGGCACATTTGATTGAGTAAGGTTGATGATTTCTAAATTGATGTATCCGGCATTAGCTTGCTCATAAATGTTTGTGCGACCGCTTGTGATTGTGAGATTGGCCAAAATGGCGGTTTGATATTGAATTCCTCCAATAGTCACACGCCAAACGGGATTGAAAATGGTCATCCAATACCCACCAAATTGGTTGCTCCATTGGTGCCACGATAATAAGAATTGTTAAATGCCTCTGTCGCTGCTCGCGTGAATCCTTCTTGATCAATGATCGATGGAGCATTGACATTGATGACGATGCGTTCGGCCGTTGTAAGCCCACCCATAGCTGTTGATCTAGCGGCTGCGGCCGTTTCGCGCGCAGCTCGCAATCTTGCCGTTTCGGCTGCCAATTCGTTTTTGCGCAAAATTGCAGCTTGCATACCCGGTGAAAATGCCTCAAGCGGTGCACCTGTAAAGGTACGCGGATCTCCATTGGGGTCATAAAACAAATCTTGATTTCTGATTGGGCTTTTGCCAACAGGTGTGATTGGAACTACTTGCTCAAATGAGGTGCTTGCTTTCAAACCTTTCGATCCATCTCCACCAAAGAAAAATTGGGTGACAGGATTGTTTTTGATAAAATTGACAAACTCTCTCATTTTGTCGATTGTGTTAGAAATAAATCCAACCAGCTTTGAAAAGCCTGTGACTAGAGCAGCAACGATTGTGCCAATGGCTTCGAGTGCTGTTTTGAATTGATCGCCCAAAAGTGGCACCAAATACTTTTTGATGAATTCCCAAACCTTTGCAAGTGCATCATAAAATGGCTGTAATTCGGTAGAATTGTCGTTGATTGCTTTTTTGATCTTATCAAATGCAGATTTCAAACCTTCAAGAATTGGGCGAACAATCCCGCCAATTGCCGGGATGACTTCCTCGTATAAGAATTTCCACCACTTGACCAAAACAGGCAAAAGATCATCACGGATGGTTTTAAAAATCTCGCCAAATGCTGGCCCCAATGTCTTGCCCAAATTCTCGGCAAAATCCTGAATTGCTGGGATGCCTTTGTCCACAAAATTGCTGATCAATGGTGTGAGCGCATCAAGCACATATGATCCGACAGTTTCTTTTGCTTCATCAAATGCGACAGTTAGCCGCGCCATTTTTCCTTGAAATGTCTCAGCTTGCTGGGATGCTTGGCCTTCAAATGTTTTGGCCAATGCAGCTGCAGCCGCATCAAAATTCTTTGACTTGATGATTGAATCATCGATGCCAACACCCAATTTTTTGAGTGCTCCCAAATTGCCATCGTATGCTTTACCTAAAGCCTCTGAAACGGCCTGCAAATCTTTGCCCGTACCAGCTGAAATGTCCAAAGCCAAAGATTGCAATTCCTGTGCCTTAGTGACATCTTTTGTGCTTCTCACAAGTCGATCCAGCGATGGCCTCAAAACATCATCCGTGATTCCGTTGGCCAATGCTGTTTGTGTTATGTAATCCTCAACGGCTTTGATTTGTGCGTTTGTGGCACCTGTAACATTTTCCAATGTGGTGGCCAACTTGGCTTGAGCGGCTTCATCCTCAATGGCCGATTTCACGCCATCGACCAGCAATGTGCCAGCATAAGCTGCGGCAGCTGCTCCAGCTATGGCAAAAGCTTTGCCGGCTTTGGCGGCAAATCCACCAAGTTTTGAGCCAAAACCTTCAACCTCATTTGATCCGCTGTTGAGATTCTTTTTGAGATTGTCAATATCAGCCAAAATGGAGAGTTTGAGTGTCCTACTTTGTCCGGCCATCACCACTCCTTCAAAATCTTAGTAAATGCAGCTTCCCATTGAGCGATGATGTGAGGTTGTTCAGCTCTCAATGTTGGATAAATAAAGTATCCTCGTGATCCACGACCTTGGCTGCCAGACCACACCGGGAATTGTTTGAATTTATTTGATCCAAATTCATAACCGCCCCAAAGTTGCTGAGTTGTACCGCCACCGCTAAATTTTTGGGAAACAAAACCAAATGACAATTCACCGACCTTTGATGATTTGCTCACACGCGATCCATCAGCAATACGGCTGGCAGCTCTATTCGGACGGCCACCGGCTGCGCTTTTGATTTTGGATTGCACATAAGTGGCCAGCCCATTTGAAACGCCTTTGGCCTGAGCCACGGCTGTTTCATCCATGGCTTTGAAAGCCTGCAAAATGCCGCGCAATTGAGCTTTGTCATAGGTGATTGACTCAGTTGCCATCTCGTGTCCTTAGAATCTCAAAAACAGTTAAAATGTCCTCAGCGGTTTGAAACTCTGATCGTGACAATCCCGTGGTGATGGCCAATTCCCAAATGATCCGGTTTAAGGTTCCCGGCTCGTAGCTTTTGGGTTTTCGGTTTCTCCCATGTTTATGTCAGTTACAGTTTCACACCACACCTCAAAAGGCTTCACAGGCTTTCCGGCTGATTCGCGTTTCATTGCGTGGTATGCCAAAAACATCAAATCGGCAATGCCTAATTTCTCAGATACTTGCTGAATTGTGTTTCCGGTTTTTTGTTCCCATTTCATCCACTCCGGTGGGAGCGCGGTATAGGTTGCACTCTCCCCGGATGTGAATTCAATTGTGATTGCTAGTTTCATGCTCCCGATCTCCTTTGTTAGCTAATTGTCAAAATTGGTGTTGTGACACAAGTAAAAGCAAGTGAAACAGTCTGTGCATCCGGTGCTGTGCCTCCAGCTGATGGCAAAATTGGCTGCACATCAAAAGCGAATGATGCTCCTGAATCTGCCCCAAAGATTACAGACAAGCCAGTATTTGGTGCGCTTGTTGCAGCTGTCCATAGCTCTTCACAAAGTGAATTTGCTGCGCCCCAGTCGGCTAACATTTCAACAGCAAATGTGCCTTGAGTGTCAGTCGTAAAGTACGCCTTGCCATCGAGTGTCTGGTAAGTGTTGATCGTTGAATCGACTGTCAAAGTCGCTGATGTGGCCTGTGCATCGTAATTATCACCAGCAATGGTGAAAGTGATGTCTCTGCCCGTGATGATTGTTGTTGGCATGATTTCTCCTTAGTTGGTGTAATAGGTGCTGACTTGTAAATCGGCTGTGAGGTATTTGCCCGCGCCAACTTCCAATGGTTGAGGTTGATTGACATTGCCCACGACATAGCCGTTTGGCATTGCGCTGATGATGCTGATCATCAATGTTTCCAGATTGTCTAAAGCTGCGGCATTGTTGGCATAACCCACAACACCGGTAACAGTCAGATTAACCTTGACTTTTGTGGTTGATCCATTGATCAAAACACTTTCCAAATAAGGTGCATCCGGGATCAAACAGATGCTTGGAGATGTCATTGCCTCTGGGATGCCGTTGTACACATTGGCAGCAATGCCTGAAAGTGCTGTTTTCAATGGTGTGCGGATGGCTGATTCGATGCTCATTGACACATCGTTTCGACATCGAGAAACGGGCCTAAAAGACCAATTACTCTATTTGTTAAGCTGCGGCCAAGCACGAATGGTGCTGGCTGAAAATTATCTGACATGATCTGATTGCCGGGAGCTGTGATGCTCTGAAAAATCTCAACCGACACAAGCAAAATTGCATTTTCAATTGGTGGTGTGTTCGCGTACAGCTGTGCGGCTGACCCACCGGATAAGGTCGCAAATGCCGCAGGAATAAACGGCAATGGATAGTCACGATCAGCCGCCGCTGTTGCCGCTGTAAATGTGTATGGCTCAATCCGATCATCGGTGACAGTATAAGTCGCGTTGTAGGCTCCGGCCCCGGTTACAACAACAGATTGACCCGGCACAAAATAGTTTGGCCGCATTGTGGTGAAATAAATGACGGAATCACTCACATTGGCAAAAGTCACCGATGATTGGTATTGCGTAAGTAAAGGCAAAATCGTTTGCTCAGCGGAATCTATGTAAGAATCCAACTGTGCATCGGAATACAAAGAAACCGAGACACCAAGAATAGACCTCAGCTGTGAGGCTGTGACAATTGCTGGCATCTCGGTTCCTTTCGTGTCAGTAGCGTTCGGGAGCGACCGCTACCGATAGTGATTTATGGGAGGTTGTTGAATTGTGCACCATTTGGCACCTTGGCAGCTAGTGCGCCATAGCCGTAGTACAAAATGTCAATTGTTCCATCGCTGTTAATGTTGCTGCGTAGCGTAAAGCGTGGAGATTCATACCATGTGTAAGAATCTGGATTGACAACGACCATTGAAGAATCGCCATCAGCTGTTGTTGTGCCAGCGTTACCAAATGAGCGTGAAACATAAAGGTTCAGACCCGGTGAAACTACACCGCGCAATGAATCTCCGCGTACATTTCCAGCTGCATTTGAAGGCTGTGCTGCATTGTAAAGAGGCGCTCCGTTGTCGTTGTATCCCATGATGTTGCCCCATTGTGTTGGTGAGACGATCAATGATCGAGCAAAACCAAGTGATGCGCCATAAACAGCTGCGGCTGCCTTAGATGTGTATCCAAGGAATCCGGTTGCTGAATTTGCTGTTTGTGCTGTAGTGGTAGTCACTGCTGCTTGCATTGCTGCAAGTGCATACTCATCTGTCTCTTTTGCATAAGCAAACTCGAGATTTTGTAGGAGAGCTGTGAGGTATTCCGGACGGCTGCGGTCAATGAGTTCTACTGTCGAAATAGCGCGGCCTTTGAAAGGCTGTACTGAAACAGAAAGAAATGTTGCAGATAGTGATGATTCTGTAATTGCTGCATTTTCGTTAATTGGCAAAACTGTGGGCACAGCCGTTACGCGAGGCAACTCAAATGTCATGCCTTCTGCAACTAAAGTTTCGCGGCTGATGCCATCGATTGTGCCACGATCTGCATTTGCAAGTGCGTTGATCACCTGTGTGCTTTGTGGTGTTGGAATCATGCCGGGTGCTGTTGATGTTGTGTTATCAGCTGCCTTTACATACTGGCGTGAATCCTCATCATGCAAAACGCTTGCGCGTAGGTAGTGCTCAAGATATGAAACCTTGTCCACAATTGGTGAGCGTGGTGCTGTGTAGTAAGCCGGGCGTGATGCCTGTACAGGTGCGACTTCTGGAGCTGCTACCGGTTCAACGGCAGGAGCTACTGGTTCGGTAGTGTTGTCCATCTTGTCTCCTTCATTTGGGTTTGTTGTCTCTGTAACTGTTTCAGTTTCAGAATCCTCTGATGCGGCTACCTCTGAGACACGAGCTGATCGAACAGCCGGCTCTGTAACCAATGCAACGGCTGTGAGCTGGCCATTGATGACCTTCATTGTGCCGTCTTTTTGCATTTCGTAATTGTCCACAGCAAGCTCAATTGAGAATCCATCGCGTAGGCCTTCCATCGCCTCCGTCAATGCATCTGTTCCGGCTGTTGTGTTTGCAATCTTAAATGTTGCTGTCATTTCTTTGTCATTCACACTCATGGCAATGCTCTTGCCAATTCTGCGAGTGTTGTCGTGCTCAAGGTTTAAGAAAACATCATTTGGTTGGATTGATCCACGAGCAAAAACGACTTTGCCCGTCGATGCATTTGCGTGTTCATTGAAAGCAACGATGCGACCGCTGATTGTGCGTTCGTTTGAATCAGCTGCCGTGATTTGCATTGGTGTTGTCAGCTTCATGAGATCATGTCCTCCATTTGTCTAATTTCTTCAGTAGTAATTGCGCCGATTTCAAACAAAATCTTGTAAATGTCTGCACGCTCTTTTTCTGATCCGCGCAGATATGCCTTTAAATCAAATTCCACGCGCTGTGTTGATGGCGTGAAATCCGGCATTGAAAGTCTTGATGAAATGCTGTTCATCAGCGGCAGCAATGAGAAATCCAAAAGAGTTTGGCGCGCCGTTTGGGCGTTTGCATAGGTCATGGATGATCCAGTCGGCGCGTCAATAAAGTATGCCGGGATCCCCACGGCTCTTGCTAATTCGGTGGCAATGATTTCGCGAGCGGCGTTCAAACCAATTTGCTCCGGTGTAAATCCAACTGTTGTCAATTCAACATCGGCATTGAGAAACGCTGTGCCACGATTTCTACGAGCTGCGCCCCACGCATCAAGCAATTTTGCAATTCGATCAGCTGGCAATGCTGTGCCATTTGATTTCAAAACCATTGATGGCACGGGTTCGCGTGCGTACATTGCGGCAGCTCTTTCAAGCTCTGCACCGGCACGGATTGTGCGACCTGCGCGATTGAGTAATCCTTCATCGTTACCATAAAAGACCACAAGTGATCCGACCCCAGTCATTGGTACACGAGATCCATCGACTGTGTAATACTCAATCTGAGTGCCGATTGAGTTTAAGAAAACGCCAACGCGATTTGGAGCAACACGCCACATTTGGCGCACGCGGCCTGTGTCAGCAAATAAATCAATAATTTGAAAATACGAAAATCCCGTAAATAACAAATCCTCACAAGCCCACACCCATGATGCGGCACCTGGTACTCGTTTGTCTGGATCGGAAATCACAACGGGTTGATCAACAATTTGGCCTGTGTCTTTGTCACGAGTAATTAATGGAATCGTGGCAATTGAATTGCAAATCATGTTGCGTGCGCGAGCAATTGCCGGCACACTCATTGCTTCCTCGCGGCTTGCAATGTAATCGGCTCCACCAAATGGGAAAAATGCATCCAGCGTTGGAGCTGGCCCAATTTGTGCAGCTACATCAGCACCGCGCGTAACTGCGACAGTTTCAATGGTGCGCTTTCGATCAAATAATCCCATGCACCCATTTTCTCAAAATGTCAAGCATCAACCCACCAAAATGTCGATTTCCGTTTCTGGGCGTGTCGCAAAGTGTGTACAAAGTGCAGCGGCCACCGCAGCGGCCACCGCGGTTCCGCTCGCACGCCTACCTATAACCCAACCACCATCACCACGCCTCAATTGCACAGCTGAAAGAATTTGCTCTGTGAGCTTTGATTGATTTCGATGTTTCAATCGCCCGGAATTAATCGCACCCAATAGTTCATCACAAGCTTGAGGATAATCGGCATCCATGTCATGAATCGGGATACCGGCCGGCTGCATACGAGCTGCAACGGCTCCCGATGTGCGCCGCGAGTAAAGTAAATACTCAATTGGGTACTTTCGACAATATGAGGCAGCATCATTGGCAATTGCCCGATCATCAAGCTGGATGGTGTTTTCCCATGTGTGCAACAGCTTCACAACAAAGCTTTCCGATCCGAGTTTTTGGGCGGCCACCAATGCAGCATTTTTACGATCCGGTGAAATATCAATCGCCATCCATGTGAGCTTGTCCGGATCAAGGTCAATTGATTCATCGCCACACTCTTGCCACTCTTTGGCACCCACAACGCTGGAGATTGTCTGAACCCATCGATTCAAAACCTCGGTCATCACCACATCGGGAGGATCATTGAAAACGGCTCGGATGTTGTCCGGGTGAATTGTTATGTTCAGACCCGGATTGGCAAAAGCTGCATTTTCCAATGAAATTTCATCAGTCGGTGCTGACCACTCAAAATAACCAACATCATCGCTTGCCCCACTAGCTGCGGCCAATCCGCGTTCGCGCAATTGGTTCAAAACCATTGAGTGCGAATCACCGGCCGAGCTAAAACAATTGACTTGTGGATTTTTGGCGGCCATCAATGTGTATCGCATAGCTGCAAAAGTTTCCATGTCGTGCAGCTCTCGGATTTCATCCATGTGGATGGTTTCGGGTTTTGACAATCCACGAGCTGCCGAACCTCCAGCCTTGATGATGAATCGATTGCCTTTGAGTGTTTGAATTTCCTCGGCTCCATGTTGCCAGCGGATTCGCTTTACCTGATTGGCCAAATCCGCATTTTCCTCGATGATCTGCACAATGGCCCGAAATTGCTCCAGCGATGTGACCAATCTGTGAGCTGTTGAAACTTGCAACGATTCATCCCAATGAAAAAGCCCCATCATGATTCTGGCCATCATGTAAGTGCTCTTACCATTTTGCCGGGCAACGCTGGCCACAGTCACCGGATGGTGGTACCTCCCATCGGGTTTGATTTTCAAGCTGTGCTCGGCCAACCACTTTTGCCATGGCATAAATCCGTTTGGGAGGATTTGATCGGCAAAATCGATCAGTTCAAAGCCGCGTGATGGCAAATCATTGAGCGGTGAGTGGATTCGTGGAGCTGTTACCGGCAAAAAAACCGATGTGGGCCGATCTGAGACAGTTTCAACCGCATGGGGGTCAATGATGACCTGATCATCACTAATCATGACTTATCGACTCGTTTTGGGGTATAAACAGACCATGGAGAGTCGGGGGTGTCTTGTCCGTTTCAAAAAAACGACCACCTTTGACCAAATTGCACTTTTGACA